GGTTGATATAGAATTGGATTATTATGTGGGTAATGATGATGGGTTCTCAATCCTAACAAATATTGGTTGGTTTGACAAATACCTTACAGATAATGAGACCTTCTTTTCAGATTTCCCCGATATAATTAAAACGGGCGATAGAATATATATGTTTTGTAGTGAATGGAAAGATTTAAGTAATTTATTTCCATCAAACGATATGTCTTTAGTTGAGGATATATTGGATTCTGATACGTTTGAATTATTTGATCATGTTAGTATTAATTTTGAAGATGATGTAACAGAAGTGTTAAGTGATAAGGCAATAAACCATATAAAGGGATATATTAAAGAAAATGATTTTATCGGTAAAGAGATTTATACGTTAGACGAAGAATATGGGGATATTTTAACTGAAGAATTATTAGAAGATAAATACACTCTTTTCCACTTAATAGATGAAGAACAAATGTTTAATGACTTAAAGTGGGAAATAGTAAATATGTATAGATGGGCATATAATAGTGCCTCAGAAAGTGAACTTTTTAATGATATAAGAGAAACAATAACATCGTTTTTAGGTTCAGAGGGTGATTGGGATGAAATTAAAAAAGGTGAAAAAATTGAACATATATTAAAGTTTGATGTCACTAATTTATTTTACCCATATTTAAAACTTTATGTTGAGGCCACTGGTAAATTTCCTGGTGATAATGAGAATTATTTTTTAGAAGTTTTAGAAAATGTTTTGGTTGAACAAGATAATGAACTGAGTGCACCTAATGTAGATAATTTTTATCCCGACAGTAGAAAGGTGGAAGAGGATATGACTGATAATGTAATTTCAAATCTATAATGAAAATAATAATTAATAATAGACAACATTTACTTTTGGTTGAGGATAACCAAAGATGGGATAAGTTTATTCAGTATTTTAAAAATAATACAGTTAATAAAAATACTGAAGAATGGTTAAATGATTTTTTTAGTACGTTTGGTTTAGATAAAGAAATTTTATTAAATAATGAAACATTTTATAACATATTTTTAGATTTTTTTAGAAAAAATTTTGATTATAATAGTAATGATTCTATGAAATATGGGAGTAAGATTGAAGAAATATTTGATTTAATTAGTGAAAGAGAATCTAAAAAAATATTAAATAGTAATAATACCCCATTAGAAAAAATAAAACATTTAATTAGGTTAGAAAAAACTTTCCCGTGGAAATATGAAAATTTTATTATAAAAGATTCAGTAAGTTTGATATTATATGATGTAGTAGAATATCTATTTAAAAATAAAACTCCTATTGAGGCGATAACACAACTATCATTAATAAAAGATAAAATAGGTAGAAGAATAGAAAGTATCATACCAATAGTTAATGATTTTGCGAGTAAAAACGGTATTACACTAATACCAAAACATAAAGGGATTACATTCCAAAAAGGGGATGAATCAAGAATTAGGGATTTAATAAATTATATTAAAGATGTTACAATCTCACCTAAAAAAACTAAAAGAGGTTTTTTAAATCACATAGGACAAACTGAAGGTGGTGGACAACTTTCTACTTTTTGGAGTGCCGCCAATCAATCTGGTATCATACAAAAAGTAGGGGGTGGTAATAATATTACATATGAATTAGGTCCAAACTACAAAGACTGGGAAGAAGGTAATGTAGTAGCGTTTTAAATTAAAAATATATGGATAGAGGAGAACAACTAAAAGTATTCGCTCGTTGTTTAGGCGAACCAATATATGCAATCGAAAATTTTTTAAAGACATTCGATTTGACACAAGAAGGTATGGTACCTTTTAAATTGTTTCATAAACAAAAAGAAATAATAAAATCTTACGAAAAATATAATCGTAATTTAGTAACCAAACCTAGACAGGCAGGTGTATCGACTACCACCGCAGCCTTTATTGCAGTTAAAACTGCGTTTGGTGATCCTGATAGTCCACATAAAGTATTGATATTAGCCAACAAACAAACGTTGGCACAAGAGTTCTTAAAAAAAATAAAGGAATTTCTCGATCAAATACCTTATTGGGTGTGGGGATTAGATGAGGTTACTGATTATTTAGAAATTAATTCTAAAGGACATATAAAATTAAAATCTAACGGTTGTGAAATTAGGGCGTTAGCGACATCAAAAGATGCTTTAAGGGGTTTTACTCCAACATTCCTAGTTATGGATGAGGCAGCCTTTATCGATAATGGTGCGGATGTGTTTGCTGCAGCAATAGCGTCTTTAGGTACAGGTGGTAAGATTGCACTGATATCGACACCAAATGGTATGGATCCACTATATTATAAAACTTATGATGGTGCAAAAAATAAAGAAAACAACTTCAATGTAGTTGAAATGAAGTGGTATCAGGATGTTAGATATAATAGAGGATTATTTTGGGTTAGGGGAGAAAATGAAAAGATAGAATGTAAAACTTTATCTAGAACTAAATTGAGGTGGGAATATTTAGATAAAATATATGAAACCGATGAATCTACCATAGAAGATTATGAAGTTATGGTAAAGGAGGGATGGAAACCTTTATCCCCTTGGTACGAAGAGATGTCATCGGATATGGGTGATCCAAAAAAGATTGCACAAGAACTTGATGTATCATTTATTGGTTCAGGGGGTAACGTTATAGATGACGAATTTATTTCATATCACGAAGAAAATTTTGTCAAAGATCCTGAATTCTCCGCAGAATTAGAAAAGGCTATGTGGATATGGAAGAAACCTGAAGTAGGTCATAAATATATTATGGGCGTAGACGTTAGTAGGGGTGACGGTAAAGATAGTTCCACAATTGTTATTTTAGATTTTGATAATTTAGAACAAGTTGCAGAATTTAAATATAAACTACCACCAGATATGTTGGCAGAAGTGGTTTTTAAATATGGTAATATGTATAGTGCCTATACGATAGTAGATATCACAGGTGGAATGGGTGTTGCGACAGTATTAAAACTGTTAGAGATGGAATATAACTTCTTACACTACGATGATCCTAAAAGTAGAAAATTGTCTGAAAAATACGCTAAAACTAAATATACTGAGGGTGATAAAGTCCCTGGATTTAGTGTAGGTAATACCCGACTACAATTAGTTTCTGAATTTGAGGAACATATTAGAGAAAATAAAACAATAATACGATCACATCGTTTAATTTCTGAGTTGAGGACTTTTGTGTATAAAAACGGTAGACCCGATCATATGGAGGGTTATCATGATGACATAATAATGGCATACGCTATGTGTATCTTTATAGTACAAACATCATTCAAAAAATTAGAGATGGTAGAGAAACAAACTAAGGCTATGTTGGAGAGTTGGGTAAACGTTAATAGTAAAACAGTTACCCCAACATTGGATGATCAGAAATATGTAAATCCATTCTATACTAACACACCAACCTATCACCCTAAACAAGGGAATGATAGTAATAACGACAATGGTGACTACAATTGGTTGTTTGGTATAAGATAGTATTTAGTTTTTTTCGATATTTATTATAATAGTAATAAAGTAAAAGATAAAAATGGCTAAAAAAACGATATTCCAACAGTTAAATGATTTATTCGGTCCTGAAGTAAAAAGGGCAGAAAATAAATCTAGATATTCTATAAATGATAAAGAACTCCTTAAAACTAAATCTAAGGAAGATTTTGAATTTGAAAAACTTAAAAGACAACAAGATTCCTATTTGTCAAATATGTGGCAAAAAGTTGATAATGAAATATATCAACACTCCATATATTATGAAACAACAAGGTTAGCATCTTATGCGGATTTTGAGGGTATGGAATTTTTCCCTGAAATTGCCGCAGCATTAGATATTATGATGGAGGAGTCAACAACTTTAAATTCAGAAAATAAAGTTTTAAATATTTTTTCTGAGAGTAGAAGAGTTAGAAGGATATTAGAGGATTTATTTTTCAATAGATTAGATATCCATACCTCATTACCAATGTGGACAAGAAACACTTGTAAATACGGTGATAATTTTTTATTCTTAAATATTGATAGTGATGAAGGTATTACAGGTGTTAAACAACTACCTAACATTGAAATTAGTAGAAAGGAAAATGAGGGGTTTGGTGATAGTTCTAATGTTTCAGATACAGATAAATTTAATCCAGTTACGTTTATTTGGGGTCAGAGAGACATAGAATTTA